ATCATTGTAAATAGTTTCTTGATCATTACCACATTTTTGAAAAACCCAAGAATTACTACCTACAGTAACTACTCTGTTTGATGTACTCATACTTGGTGTGCCTTGTGAAAAACCATTAGCACCATAATGACCTAAACCACAATCTGTGCCATTCCAATAAAAACGAACATTATTACTACCAGCATTATTAGCTGAACCTTTAGCTATAGTAATCATTGTCATGTTATCATTGCCTGTATTACCTCTATTAGTATTACTCCAATAAGAACTACCTAAACCAGCAGCACTATATGCAGCAGAATAATTACCAGAATTTGCATGAAACAACCAAAAATTATATTTTTTAGCATTTGTTGCTGACCTATATTCAAAATAAACTCTATTATTATTTTCATTATAAAAAATCCTAATCATATTTGAGCTTGAACTTGTACCTGTATTCATAGAAAAGAAATGTACATTAGTATTTAAGGCTGCGTTCCAACCAGGCTTAACCCAAAAAGATATTGTAAAAGCATCAGATTGAATATAAGAATAAGCACCACCATCATCTGCTATTCTTACTGCTTGTCCAGATCCTGTTGTTATAGACTTACTTACAGCATAAGTGTCTACAAAGGATGGTGTCTGTTCTACACTAAGACCTACATTTATCACTTCAGCTATACTTGATGCTGAAATGTTATTTATAGTGCTTATATTACTAGCAGTTATATTATTAATCTGATTAATTGACATTAGCTTTCGGCAATTTTAATGTGAGTATTGTCTGGACTAAACCAAATTTTGTTCTCTGCTACTTGGTAGCCAACTATTCTTACATAGCTATCTGCTGCACTAGGTGCAGTTAAAGTTAATTGACCTTGATTACTAGAAAGATAAATTGGCTTACCAGCACAATTATCTGATGTTACACTACTTATATGAACTACACCCCTTAACAACATGCCTACAGAACTAGCAGTACCAGAACCCATAGCTATTGCGAGTATATAAGATGAAGATGCTAAAGCATCAGCATCTGCTATACCCCAAGTAGCACTTCCTTCTACTTCATATAAATAATATGCTTTACCAGCAGCTACACTTGTGCTACCAAGAAACAAAACATCTCCTTCTCCTACACCATTTGTATTAGATATAGCACTAGGTACAAAACTACGAGAACCAAACTTTTCGTATGCCTTTTTTACTCTCATTTATTAATCAATTTTAGTTACTAAAACTGTTACATCCCCACTTGCAGGTGCTGAATTAAAAGTAACTGTTACTCTGTTTGCTGTTGTTCTTACAACTTCTGCATATATAGTATCATAAGTTGATGAATCAAACATTTGTACAATAACATTTCTTGTTCCTAAATTATGATCAACTAAAGCTGTTGTAGATCCACCATAAGTATTAGTAAAAGATCTAGCAGCTAATCCAGCAGGAGTAACAGCTCTTGAACTATCACTACCAGCTAATGCTTCATCAGTAGTAGCTAATTCTACAATACCTTTTGTGCCAACACTAGCATCTGGCTCATCTCCTGTATTTGTTCCAGAAACAGCAATGTCTGCAACATTACTTAAACCAACCATAGCTTTAGTAATACCACTAACAGTTCCTGTAAATGTCGGAGATGCAAGAGGTGCTTTAGCAGCTAAATTTGTTGTTATAGTAGATGCAAAATCATCATCATCTCCTAGTGCATCTGCAATATCATTTAAAGTTTGCAAAGCTCCTGGTGCACCATTAATTAATTCACTAATTTCTGTTTGTACATAAGCAGTAGTTGCTATCTGTGTTGTATTAGTATTTGATGCTGCTGTTGGTGCTGATGGTGTACCTGTAAAAGTTGGAGAAGCCTTTGGAGCTTTACCATTTAAAGTAGTTACTTGTGCTGCTGACATTACACCAGAAGCACTTGTAGTAGCTACAGGTATTGTTGCGTTTGTTCCATCAGAAGATGCTATAACTCTACTAGTTGTAGAAGCTGCTACAGATAAATCTGTACTTACATTTGATGTTTTAGCTGTATTGGCTACAATAGCACTAGCTTGTGCAGCAGTAATACCTGTCTTCGCATTGTTAGTTTCTTGAGCTGAACTTATTGTGTCAAGATCAATATTGTCTGATAAAGTAATACGACCTAACTTTGTTCTTTCTGCTGCTGTTGTACCTGTTTTATTTGTGTTAGTTGCAATATTAGACTCCATAGTGTCTAAATTAACAGCTTGTGTTACAGAAATATGCCCTACTTTTGTAGCATCTCCAGTAGGATATGAGTTTTTAGCTGTATTTGCAGTAATTGCACTTGCTTGACCACTTGTTATTCCTGTCTTACTTACATTGGCTTGTATTTGATCATAAATCTCATCAGATATTACACCCCAATTATTAGTATCTGCTAAAGGTAAACTAGCATCTGTACCATCTGATGATGTTATTGTTAGTTGTGTACCATCAACTGTTACAGATAAATTTGTGCTAACATTATCTGTTTTTGCAGTATTGGCAGTAATAGCTGATGCTTGACTACTTGTGATACCTGTTTTAGCAGAGTTATCAGATATAGCTTGTGCTTGTACTGATGTAATTCCTGTCTTAGATGTGTTAGCTGATATAGCACTTACAGTAGAACTGTCAAGATTTACAGTAGCAGCACCACTTGTTCCACCAGAAACATCAATACTTGTACCTCCAATTACTTCTGTAATATCTCCTGTTGCAGATGATAAAGCAGTCCAATCAGATGCACTTGTGCCATTACACACCATTAATACACTGTTTGTTGTATTGTAATAGATTTGTCCCTCTATAGGATCTGGATTTGTTGCAAGATGTTGGATTTTGATATTCTCCAAAAAGTTGTCATTAAGATTTAGTTTACCAGATACATCTAAATCATTTAAAAATTTAATCGCCATTTTTTTCTTTGTTTATAGTTATTATTAATTAATTAAAGTATGCCTTCCCTGTGAAGCCACCACTAAATGTTATGCGTATTTGGTTTACTGACAAATGATCAACTTGACCAAAAACTGTAGTTCCTGCCGAATCTACGACAGTACAACTAGGATGTTTTCCTAAATTGTGTGTTACTGTCCATGTCGCACTTGACTCTGTTTGAGTATGAACAAAATTTTTGTCATTTATACCTGTCTCTGTTAAGATAGTTGTAAATGGTGTAAATTTTAAATCTCCACTTGCATTTGTATGCAAGATTTCGTTTGTTATTTCTGTATCTGTAATGGCTATTCCAACTAAAGCATCAACATCAACTGCTGGACTTGCTGTAGTTAAACCTGTTACTGTTACTGTACCAGCATTATCATCTGTTGCTGTAAAATCAGCATGTGCATTTAATGTGGTTTGTAATGCGTTTGCCACCTGTACTGCTGTTGCACCTGTGCCTTGTTCTGTTAAATTTATAGCTAATACTTGATTGTATCCACTAGGTGTAGATAAAACTGCTGTGCTAGTTATTTGAAAATATACTGCATATTTGACAGCATCATGACTGTTAAATAAACAAAAATAACTATGATGTAATTGACCTCCTACATCAGCAGGACATGATATACTGACAGAACTTGTGTAGTTAGCTTTTACCCATTCAATACCACTAGTTTGGCTTTTTGTTGATACTGTTCTTTTTCTTGCACCAGCAAAGCCCTTCGGATTGTGTATCTGCGAGTCTGTTAAATTATTATGGTTTTTCATTTATTAATAGGTTATTATGCCATGTCTTTTACTAACACTACCACCCTTTCTACCACCACAATCAGCACATCCTAGCCATTCTGGATATAAATTTGCATTGTCATCTAAATATGTTTCCATCTTCTTCTTAAATGTTTCTGCCTTTTTATATACTTCTTGTCGTAAATAGTTTAATTTTCTCTCTGAAACAGGACTAGTAAAGTCTGCAATATTATCTACTACCCCCTGTGATGTTGTATTGTATGTAATGTCTGGCAAGATTTCAAACTTGACACAAAATGCTAAATAATCTTTTATATAGCTGTTTACTAAAGTAACATAGCTACCTCCAGAACATGCAATATACAAATCTTCTCCTAAAAATGGTTTTAAATGATTTAATTCTGCTATTTCTATAAATGTAGATTTTATTAAATGCTGATCAAAATTAGCATTTGTCATAGCTTTATCTACTACTTCTTGTTTAGTAATTAGTGCCATCTTCTTCTTTTTTTTCTGGTTCTATATTAGCTGGTTTTTTTGTTGCTTTTTCTTCTATCAGCTTTTGCAAATCTTCTTCACTCAACTCTGGCAAATGAAACACCTCTCTACCTTCTTGTATTGAAATGTATTCAGTAGGATTTATTGCTCCTAATAATGATACAGGAGGTTTAGTATGGAAATGCAAATCACTAGCATTTATTCCTTTTTCTATTTTTAATATTTTCTTTATACATTTAAGAAACATCATTTGTGGTTCTTTTATAACAGTACACATAGCTATATCGTATGCTGTTAATATTTGCTGATTGTTTCCTAATTGACCTGCTACTTGTATTCCAGACAATGCTGGATTCCACCTGTGTGCAGATATAATATTGTCGTTTGTGATTTTTTGTAATTCCATAAAAGATCCATCACTAGTGTCATTTATAACATTAACATTTGTGGCATCTCCTTCTCCATTTTTTGCTATAAATAATATTTTACTATTATCTCCTGCTCCTGTTAGTTTAGCTACAGCATCATCTATAAAGTCTTGTGCTTCATCTTCGCCCATATCTGCATTTAATTCTATAATTGCACTTGGCATAAAGCCATTTTTAAAGCGAGTTAAATTATAAACACCTATTTGATTTGCTATTTTTATGTGGTCTAAAGCTGCACAGTAATCTGGCATACCATAATAGTAATATGTACTTTCATAGTCTGTAAAATGCACCATAGTACGATACACAGCACCATTGCTTTCTTTTTTAAACTCTGGGTAAATAGGTACTTTTCTTAAATCTTCTGGATGTTGCCTTGCATGTTCCCAATCTGGATGCAATAAAATATGTTTCCCATCTTTATGTACTCTAGCTGTTGTACCATCTTGATGAAAAAAATTTAAGTAGCCTTGTCCAACTACTACTTCCATATAACCATTCCCTAATTTCCAAAAATCTGACAAAACTTTTTTTGCAACATCATCCATAGACTCGCCAAAAGTATTTACATCTTCTAACAAATTTGTTAATGCCTTGTTGTTAGTTTTAAGACCTTCTCCTATAGTAAAAGTGGTCTTTGTACTTAGTATAGCCCTGTGTGTTGATGCTGATCTGGAAAGCTCTGAAAGTTCTTGTGGGAATAAATTATTTTGACCAAAAGGTATCCAATCATCTCTTAATGCCTTATAAGGATGTGGCTCTTTTGGTGCTTCTTTTGAAACATCTTTAGAAAAAGAATAACCTAATATTTTAGGACTCTCTTTCTGTATATGTTTTATCTTTTGGTTCTGCTTCTGGTTTTTGCGACTCATTTATTTTAACTTTTTTCTTCTTAGGTTTAAATTTCATTTTAGGTTTTGCTGGTTCAATAACCTTCTCCTCCCCTTCAAGTTCTACATAAGGTTTGTTCATGCTATGTAATTTTGACAATACCTTTTGCGATAAATTTGAGTTAAAATTAATTGCTATATTATTTTTACCAGATAACAGTACAATATCATCATCATTTGAGATAAAGTACGATTTTATAAAATTATATTTCATTTTACAAATATATAAAAATTTAAGAGTTAGGGGAGTTTCCTCCCCCAACCTTTAAAAAAGTTAAAATACTAGTCTGTTGTCCAAGCATTAGTTACACCACTACTTGCTTGATATAAATCAATTACATTAGCAGTACCTGGCGAAGAGTTTGCAGCACTAATTAATACTAGTGCTTCTCTTGGATATTCAGCATGTACTCCAGCAAGTTTTACAAGTGTACCATTAGCATCTTGTAATCCCATACCTGTAGTTTGCTCTCCAGAAGAGAACTCCATATATGCTTTGCTCTCAAATACTTTATCATATCCTAATATGAAGAAATAAGTTTCTGGATCAGCAGCATCACAGTCATCAGCATAAGTTTCTACTAAAGCAAATACACCACATGATTCAGTTAATTCTCTTAATCTTGCGTTAATTTCTTCAGTAATTTTTGGAATATAAAATTCTAGTTCTATATTCACAAGAGTTGAACCATTTTCTCTAGTTGCATTTGCATTAAATCCAGCAGTTCCTCTATCAAATTCAAATTCGTACCAATCATCAGCAGTAAAAACATTAAACTCGCCACCAGCAGCTCCTGTAGGAGTACCAGCAGTAGCATAACCTACAGTTCCTGTTAAATGTTGCTGCTCAACTAGCCAAATTCTTTTCAGTCCACCTCTTCGGTTTCTGTCGCAACATATAATTGCGTGTCCTTTAGTTAAAGCCATTTTTTATTATTTTTTTTTATTGTTACAAAAAAGTTTCTGGGGAGCTTTAACACTCCCCATCAACATTAATTATTAATCCTGTGTCATTGTTACAACCATTCCTGGCTCTTTAACAGCAACTCCCATAGAGTATAACATTCTAAATCTGTTTTCTTTACAGTTTTTGTCATACCACATATCAACATCTTGTACTTGGAAATCTGTTCCAATAGTAATGTTGTTAGTTGCAGTCCAGATAGCACATTTAGTTTCTCCAATAGCATTTGGTGCAAGACCATTTGCCATGTTAGCTAAAGCAGCACCATGAGTTGCAATATCAACATCCCATGAGTTCTGTACCATTAATGGAACACCATTAAATCTTAAAGCACCTACACCATCTTGTAGATCTGCATAAGCAGCAGTATGTGCTCCATTAGAACCTCTTAATTCTTTTGCATAAGCATCAGCAAAAGCTCTTGAACAATAAATTACTTGACCATCAGCAGTTGCTAGTTCAGTAGAACG